AAATGATTTAAAATAATATAAATATATAAAAATAATATAATTATATTATTTTTATGAAATTAAAAAATTTGTTTTTTTCTTTAAACAAATATAAAAATACAATATTTTGCGATAATGCAGGCGGTAGCCAAGTTCCAACACAAGTAATAAATAAAGTAAATAATTTTTTAATAAATAGTTATGTTCAACCTTATAATAATAATAAATTATCAAAGTTATGTACAAAAACATTAGAAGAAGGTAACAATATAGTAAACAATATATTAAATAACAAATCGGGAAAATTAGTATATGGTTCTTCAACAACACAATTAGTGTATAATCTGGCAAATTCAATAAAAAATACAAATTTATTAGAGAATGGTGAGATAATTGTAAGTACTTTTTCACATGAATCATGTATAACACCATTTGAAAGATATAAAAACAAAAACAAAATAGTAAAATATTGGAATTTAGAAAAAACAAAAGATGATAAATATAACATAAATTATGATAAATTATATGAATTAGTAAATAAAAATACAAAATTAGTAGTAATACCACATGTTAGTAATATATTGGGTAACATATTGGATATAAAAACAATAACAAAAGAAATAAAAAAAATAAATAAAAATGCAAAAATAATGGTAGATGGTGTAGCATATTTACCACATAGATTAATAGATGTAGATGATTATGATGTAGATTATTATATAGTATCATTTTATAAATTTTTGGGTTTACGTGTATCAGCTTGTTATATAAAAAAAGATATATTTCCATTATTAAATAATGAAAATCATATGTTTTTTGATAATAATTTAGATAATGAAAATAAGCTACAATTAGGTGGTGTAAATTATGAATGTTTTGTTTCTTTATTAGGTATAAGTGATTATTTATTGTATTTAAATAAATTAATAACAAATAATGAAGAATCAATATTAACAAGAGAAGTAGTAAAAACAGTAATGAATTATATAGAAAATTATGAAAACAAAATAGTCGAAAAATTTATGGATAATATAAATAAAAATGAAATAGATATAGTAACGGATTTAAACAAAGAAATGATTCCATTATTTTCATGTGACTTTAAAAATCATAGTAATACATGTGTTGAATTAATATTAAATGAATTAGATATATTATGTAAATCAGGGACATTTTATTGTGATAGATTATTTGATTCTGTTAATTTAGATAAATCAAATGGATTATTACGATTGTCTTTTATGCATTATAATACATATGAAGATGTATTTAAAGTAATAAATAATTTAAATTTATTCAAAGTATATAAATCAAATTTTTTGTTTAATTCAATAAGTTATAAAGACTATTTATCAAGTAATGAATATTTAGCTTTAAAAAAATCATTCAATAAATTGAATAGAGATATTTATTTTAATAATGAAAGATATAGAAATTTTTCTTTAATTAATACAAAAACAGATAATTATACAATTATAGGTGATTTAAAATTTACACAATCAAATAAAATTAATAAATGTAATGGTAATATAATAAGAGACTATGAAAATATAAATAAATTATTGTTACAAAATAAATTTTTAAAAAAATTAATAGTTGATTTTAAAAGTTATGTTAGATTCCATTATAATTATACCCCAAATATGATAAAAATACATCAAATAAGAGTATGTATAGATGGTACTAATAATGAAATTGTTCCAGAGGGCATCCATAATGATGGATATAATTGTATTGGTATATTTTGTGTGAATAGAGAAAATATAACAGGTGGAGATAATATAATATATGATGATAAATTGAAAAAATTACATAGTACAATATTAAATTCTGGTGATTTTTTGATATTAAACGATAATAAATTATTTCATTATGTAGAAAAAACAGAAAATATTTATAAATCTATGAAAGGATATAGAGATATGTTGATATTTACAACAGTAAATTAAATTTATAGTTTTGTTATATTTAATCATACAAAAAAACTATAAAATATAAAATATAAAATATAAAATATAAAATAAATTTAATTTATATAATAATATTATATAAATGAAAAAAGATACAAGAAAAAAAGGAATTAAAAAACCAAAAAAAAAATCTGTAAAAAAAATGCAACAAAAAATAAAAAAAATATTAGAAAATGCATCAAGAACTGTTGAAAGAAGAAAAACCACAATTAAACAAAAGAAACAAAAATTATTGAAACAAAAAAAACAAAAATTATTAGAACAAATATATTCAAACAATTTAATTGAATTAGATAATTATTATAATAAATATCCTAATCAATATAATAAATTATTGAAATGTAAAACAGTAAAAAAAATTATAAATGGTAAAAATTCAAGAGGATATGTAGTAGAACAGGTTTGTACAAGTTAAATATTTACCATTGAAATTTTATAGTTATATGATGATTATTATAATATATAACATTACATTCTATACCTTGCAGTGAAATTTTTTCTTGATTTTCCTCATCTATTGGTAAATAAGATGATTCATAATCAGTTAATTCATCTAACCATAATTTAATAAAATCATTTGGATAACCTAGTCCTGGAAAATTAGCTTTAAAATCATTTTTATCAAATTTATGAATAACTTTTCTATAACCATAATTAGCTGATCTTTTAATAATAGAAACTATAGTATCAAAATATTTATCTGTCAAAAATAAAAATTTTTGATGTTTTATATTTTCACGTTTATTAATATTTGATAGATTTTTTTCTAATTTTAATTTATTTTTTTTTTTAGATAATTCTATCATATCTTGTGCAAATGTCATATTTATTAAAAAATATTATAATTATATTAAAAAATATTTTTAAGTTTTTTTTATATTTTAATTTTTAGTATAATTATAATATTTTACCATTTAAAAACAACGGTATTTGAACCGTTATTCCATATACTAATATCTATACCCTGTAATGATATTTTTTTTTTAGAATCAGAATATTCAAAATAATCTTTAATATATATATCGGGTAAATATTTAGAATTTGGATCTGATAGTTCATCAAACCAACTTCTCATAAATTCTTTAGGATAACCTAAACCCGGAAAATTAGCTTTAAAATCATTTTTATCAAAATTCATATATTTAACGCGTTCGCCTTTATTAGATTTATGAAATATACTAATAATAATAATTTCAAAATATTTATCAGTTAAATAGACAAATTTATCATGTTTTGTTTTTTGCTTTTTTTTTTCCAACTCTTGTTGGTCGTCATATTCTTTACGTGCAATTTCTTCGGCTTTAGAAATAGAATTATAATATAATTCTTTTGCAAAATCCCAAGATTGTTCGTTGTTCTTGTGCGAATGAGACATGACAGACTATAACTCTGTCTTTGATACTACATAATTATATTATAATAATTATTTCAATTTTTTTTTAGAACTAACGAAAATTATTTGCGGTTTTTATTATGTTTATTATGTTTTTTAGTATGTTTTTTAATATGTTTTTTAGTATATTTTTTATATTTATTACTTTTAGTTTTTTGTATTTTTCTATTTGTTTTTTTTTTTCCTCCATTTGTAAAATTTGATAATGCCGCCGCCCTCGCCGCCCTTGCCACCGCAGCCGCTTCCCTCTCCGCATCCTCCTCCCTATTCTTCGCAGCCTCGTTCTTCTCATTCTCGTGCCGCTTTAGCAGTGCCTGCATATCATTAGTCTGCATCTGCATAAGTCTGTATCTCGCTGCTCTCTCCGCCTCCTCCATCGCATCCGCCCTCGACGCCTCCGCCCTCGACGCCGCCACCCTCTCCGCCAAGTTCTTTTTTAACGCCATCGCCGCCACCTCCGCCGTCCTCTGCACCTCCTCCAACCTCGCAGCACTAGCTTTCTCCGCCTCTAGATCCACCTCATTACCCTCTAATATTACCACATCCTCCTCCGCTTCCGCTGCCATTGCCGCCTTCGCCTCAGCGACGGCAAGCGCTGCTTCTTCAGCGGTGGCAAAGGTACCCAGATATTTGTTACGGTCAGCCCATGCTACGTAGGGTTTGTAACCGGTACCTTTATGTCTCAGTCTCACACCAAAGAAGCCCGTCTTGTTGGTGGCCTTGAGCAGCTTCAGCCCTTTATTCTTTGCCCGTTGTTGTGCTTCATTACTTGTCATTGACTGCGTGCCCGTAACCTTCGTTACACCCTGTTGTCTAAAGAAGCGTGCAATCTGCAGCGCCGCCTCCTTGGCATTGGCGAAGCTGCCCAAGTGTAACCGCTTGCCATTGATGGAAGCCAGCGCCTGATAGGGCTTCATGATATTGTTGGGCTGATGGTACACGCCGAGATAGCCCGTGTTGTTAGTGGACTGGTGTAGTATCAATCCCTCTTTTTTCGCTAGATCCTCTGCCTCCTCAGCAGTCATAGGCCGTATGTTATTCGTACTCGACATTAAATATATTATATTATAATAAAATATATATTTTATTATAATAAAATATATATTTTTATAAGATTTATTTTTTTACAATCGGAAAAAGATAAGAATAAATTATAATTTATTTATTATTACAAAATTATTACAAAATAATTAGTAATTGTAATTGTTATTATTGTTATTATTATTATTATTATTATTATTATTATTATTATTTACATTGCAAGTGTCTTTGAAACATAATAAATCTTGTCCACCCATATATCCATGATTGATACAATATATACTGGCTTTATTGAAATCACCTGAAACAGTTATTGTAATATCACCATGATAGAAATTATGATTATGAACAGAATTATCTGGATATGTTATATCTTTTGTAAATTTATTTCCCTCAGTACCAGTATATGTAATTTCAGATAAGATATTAGCATTCATAATAGCAATAGCGTGTTGTTCAGGTATATTAGTTAATGTATATGTTCCAACATTTAATCCATATTTTCTATTAGAATAATAAACAGTATCATTATTTAATACATATTTGTTACCATTAGATTGAACTATATTAACAATAGAATTTTCATTTAAACAAATAGTAGTATTTGGGTTATAATTGTATTGTGTAACACCAGTTCCTTCAGAATTGAAATTAGTGAAATGAACAGGTTTAATAATATTTTGATTTCCAGTATAATAAAATATAGTAGAACCAGCATATGGTGGAGATATAATTTTGTTGAGTTTAGTTTCATTTGGATGATCAACGGTATGTTCTAATAAATTAAATTGATTTCTGAAAATATCAACATGACCAGCATAATCAAGTCTTTTTTGTGCTTCGGGTGTACCAAGATAAAGTTTAACTTTTTTATCAGGTGGACAATCAGGTAATTGATTGAATGTTAATAATTTGCACCATTGATCAACTTTCAATTGATAAGTTATAGATTTTCCAAAAAATTCTAATTTAGTGCATGATATGTCATTAATATCCAAATATTCATGAACAAATGCACACGAACTAACATCATTAGATGAATAAGCAGGGTCAATGACAATTCTATCAGTTAAATTAGAAACATCAATATAGTCATTATCTAATTTAATAGAGAAACTTCCCATATGAGGGGCATTTTTATTATTATATTTATTATTGAAAATGCGTCCAGTATTCATATTATTTTCATCAAATTCATCAATTTTATAACCAGAGAACCAGTAATATAAACAACCATCTTCAACTTTGAAAGCAAAATTTTGATATAATTTAGTAGAATTTTCAGGTCTAGTATTAGCAACAGATTTAGTAAATATGTTTTTAACAACATTTCTTATTTCGGCAATAGATTTCGTTCCATTATTAGTTTTTTCATTCCATTTAGCATTTAATTTTTGTTCAAAAACAGTATCAACTTCAGATAAACTATTGATAACTTGACCATCAAATCTAACAACGGGTCTTTCACTAGGAGGTAATGCAAAAGCTTTTTTGGCAATTTTTTTGGCAAATTTATTTTCAAATGAATTTTTAAATTTATCTTTCAATTCTTCAACATTATCAATAGTTTCAACTTTTTGTTCTGCTTTTTCACCTTCTTGTTCATCTAATTTAGCAACAGTTTCAGGAGTAGAAACAAGTTTGAAATCAATAACAATAGAACCTAAATTGATACTATTAATAACGACATCATCAACAGATATGCCATACATTTCAGCAATGATTTCGGCGGCACTTTGGTATTGATCTTCAAGTGGTAAATTAACAAATACATCAATAGTTTCACCAGAAACATCAAAACTAACAGTAGCAGAAACTAATTCAACAGATGAAGGAATAGATTGTAAAGATAAAGAAGAGGATTTAGGTTGTGATGAAGTAGTAGGAACATCAATTAGTCCTAAACTTACATCGTGTGCTTTTATATTATTAATACGATATTTGAGATAATATTTATAATTTAATTCAACATCAGGATCATCACTAGCACCTTCAAAATTATCAATAATTTTAGCACAATAAGTTTGTTTTGATCCACCGACAGCAGAATCAATACCTAAATCAAGTTCATTAGCAACAATAGTATCTAGAGCATAAGAAGCGTTAGGATCAAAAACAGCACCATCAACAGAACCCATATTATGACTAACTAATGAGCGAACAATTTGTAAATCGATTTTTTCATCAAAACCAATACCAACAAAATAATTAAATTTAATATTGAGAAGTATAGATTTGACTAATTTTTCACTCTGGCATTTAATAATTTCAAAAAATGAGTTAGATAAATCAACATAAGTAGATTCAACAATAGGAGTAGGATAATCATATATTAATTTGTGTTTGAATAATCTCAATGCTGAACCAGTAAGATTGATATTAGATTCGTCATATGGTGTATTAATAAAATTATTAGTGGTTCCAACATTGTAATTAGTAGAAATTTCATTCCATTCTTGAGTGGTAAAATCTCTAACATAATGTAAAGGTATGGTATCAAATTTAACAGTATATTCTCCACTACTGAACAAATTTTTGTTAGATAAAACATTATTTAAACCACCAGTTTTTAACACTAATCTTCCATCATTATCAGGGGAATATGTCATTACATAGCCTTCACTGCCCCAGTTAGGTATATTAGGAAATTGTACTAAAGAAGCATCGCTTATAATTAAATTATTACTGATTTCAGTATCTTTTGATACATGTAATGTATTGTGTAAAGTAGTTTTGTTAGTAACATTAAAGGAAGCATCTAAAGTAGTAGCGTTTTCAACATATAAAGTATTGAATAATGTAGTAGCATCAGATACTTTTAAATTAGCATTACATGATAAATCGTCAACAAATACGGTAGTATCAGTAATATTCAATGTGCTATTTAATGATGTAGCATTAATTACATTTAAAACAGGTGTAAGATTACCAGATATTTCAGTAGCACTTTTGACATTCAATCTTTGATTTAATGTAGTAGCATCTACAACATTTAAAGTATTTTTGAAATGAGTAGAATCTTTAACATTTAATGTATTACCTATAAATGTATCAGAATCAACATATAAAGTATCATTGATAGTAGAAGCATTTAAAACATATAAAGTATCAGATGATGTTTTAAAATCAGGAACATAAGCACCAGCAGAAGTTAATTGAAACATATGTTCATAGAAAATGTCAATACCCAAGTTATTTTTATTAACAGATGAGCCATAATTACCATTAGAATTATCATCATTTTTTATGAATATTTTAGGTAACAAATTTTTATTAAAGTCGGATGGTATAGTAAATTCAACGTAAGATAAATCATTAACAGAGGAATGAGAACTAGAACCAGATGCATTTTCACTAAAATTTAATTCTGTTAAATTATCAATAATGCTAGCACCAACTGATGGTAATGTATCATCTTGTGATAAGAAATTAATGCCATCGGTTAAGGTAGAATTATCATAAAAAAATCTGTAAGTTTTGTTACTTAACAAGATAATATTATTAGGGTCAATAATAGTGTTATTAGCAACATTGTAAATATTAAATATAGAATTTTCTTCTTTAATTAAAAATAAAACTTTACCAGATTCAATAGTATATTCAGATGTATCAACAATATCTTTAAAATATGTAGTAGGTTTGTACAACATAGAGGCAAAATTAGTAGAACCAATAGTTAATCCAGAATCAACAACTTCTGTGCGCGATTGAGTATATGCGGCAATTCTGAGGTCAACATCTGATACATCAACATCATTAGATTCAATGGCAGTATTATCACCGGTTACATGTAATGAACCAGCAATAGCAACAACACCAGTATTATCACCATGTGCAGCAGGATCAATATACATAGTAGATGGTCCTTTTATATGTCCACCAATATTAAAATGATTATTTAAGCTCAAATCATTTTGCATAACAACTTTACTTTTAATTGTTGAATTACCATCAACAGTCAAAGTATCAAGTAAAGTAGTAGATGAAGATACATTTAAAGTATTATTTAAACTGGTAGCTCCTTGAACTTTTAAAGTGGTATTTAATGATGTAGCATTTTGTACATTTAAAGAATTGTTTAAGGTAGTAGAACTAGTAATAACTAATGTATTATTTAAATCAGTTTGTAAGTCAGTAGTTAATTCACCTAGTAAATTGGTGTTTAAATCTACTTGAACATTAGAATCTAATTGTGTATCGCCAACGGTAGTTAATTTATTGTATAATGTGGTAGCATCACCAACTAATAATTTAGAATCCAAAGATGTATCATCGATAACATTTAAAGTATTATGTAGTGTAGTAGCACCAATAACATCTAATGTATTATTTAAAGTAGTTTTATTTAAAATATCTAATAGAGCATTACCAGATATATCATTATTAAATGTAGCTTTGTTTTCAACATATAAAGTGCTATTTAATGATGTAGCATTAGTAACATCTAATACATCTTCTAATGATGTAGCACTATTAACATTTAAGGTATTATTTAATGTAGTAGCATTAGAAACATTTAAAGTATTAGTTATAGTAGTTTGGCCACTAATATCAACGTTAGTATTGAAGGTAGCATCATTTAAAACGCTTAAAATATCTTTAAGCGTAGTAGCGCGTGTAACATCTAATGTTCCATTAATATTCGCAGCATTAGATATATCTAATACGTTGGCAACTTCAAGTCCAACAGCATTTGTTTTGACAATATAATTTTCTGTAGCATATTGATTTAAATCATCTTTAGTATGTTCAATATCATTAACTCCTAAAGTAATGTTAAGATTAGGGTTATAGACTTCAAGAACACTAGCCATTTATATTAATATATAATATTTAATTATAAATTAAATTTAATATTTTGCTAAAAATAATATAATTTATAGTTTTTTATGTTAAAAAATAAATTATATAAAATATTAAATTAATAATGGGTCAAAATATAAGTATAAATAGAATAAACTATGAGAATATACAAAAATTTATAAAAAATAAGGATAATAATAATTTAATATTAATAAATACATTAGAAACGACAAATCAAGAATGTTTAATTTACAAAACAGTGAATGTAAATGATGAAATAAATATAATAAATGATTATTTAAAAAAAAATAATAAAACCATAAATATAATAATTTATGGTATGAATAGTAGTGATGATAGTGTAGTTAAAAAATACAATCAATTATATAAATTAGGATTCAAAAATGTATATATATATATAGGAGGATTATTTGAATGGTTATTGCTACAAGATATATATGGAGAAGAAGAGTTTCCAACAACAAATAAAATATTAGATATATTACAATATAAAGGTAAGATTATTAATATATAATATAAATGAAAATATATAATATATTGAGTATATTGAGTATATTGTTAATAAATAATTTAAACAACTGTAACAGTTTAGTATTAAATTTAAGCCCAAATTTATATTCAAAAAATAATTTATATTCAAAAAATAATTTATATTCAAAAAACAAAA